GGTATCAGGTACAGGCCAGAGGTTTATCCTAGGGGCTGCAGCTAAACGTTCAACCCATACCTGAATTGGTCTACCCCTTGTTAGCTTGTTAGGTATTGATGCGTATGTACTCACACCTATACGGCTTATGGTAAGATCAGATTGTGTAGTGGTATTGCCTGCATTTGTACGTATAACATGATCGAGAAGATCTATAGTATCTGCAGGAAGAGTATATTGAGACGTACCAGCTGACACAGCTTGTGTGCCTTCTTCTATAGTCCACATGTTAATACCACGATTCTGCCACTCAATAGTCATTAGATTCATGGACCTGCGAGCAGTTCTTAAATCATAACCTGAACGCATTTCTCTACCTGCACGTTCCCAAGCCTCTTCAGCTATCTCCGTGAAGTCCATATCAAATGCGGTTGTGCCTGATGTAGCCATTATTTATCTCTTTCCCATTCACGAGAAGCGTCTATAACTTTTCGTCTTTCGTGCAATCTTAGTTGGCTGTTTAGCCACTTGTTTTCCTCGTTTAGTTGCTTTGCGCTTCTTAGCCGTAGTGGCGGCGTATTCTTTACTAGATAGAGCTTTAATTGCTTTCTCAGGTAAATAACGCTCGCCTGTTGCTTTTGGCCCTTGTGTACTAGGTTTACCACTTTTGGTTCGCCATTTCTGTTTACCCCATGCCTTTAAGCTCCTTTGCGACTTCTTTAACGCCATTAACCCTTATAACCTCCACCAGCTTTCTTGTAAGCTTTAGCCATCATCTGAGCCTTACGTGCAGACCACTGACCAGGAGCTCCACCTTTACCACCAGCTTTTATCCTATTAAAGATACGCTTACGTAAAGATGGCTTAGTGTAGTTGCCAGCTTCGTTGACTCTACTTTTGCTTTTCTTTTTTACAGAGCCACCCGCTTTATAATAAGATCGCATTTAAGCACCTATATGTATCTAGTTGGACGTACGCCTTGCTTGACAATACCGCCACCTCTATACTTTATTTTAGTCATGCCACCACCCATCATTTTCTTTTTAGGTTTTAACATACCACCACCCATCATTTTCTTTGGGTTATTACGTCTAGCTTCAAAGGCTTTGTCACTCATCTCTGGACCTTTTTTATCTCTACGAGTCTTACCTTGCATCATATTCATGTAATCTCTTAAAGATAAACCAGACTTTTCTAACTGTTCCTTAGTAACAATAGGACCTTTTTTAGCTTTACTTTTAACTGAATCAGGTTTTGGTTTAGGCATGTCTGTCATAGCAGGTTTCTTAGCGTCGCTTGCTATCTTACTCATCTTGAGCGTATTCTTCGTAGGAATAGTTTTAGGGTCTCTATTACCACCCTTCATGTCTTTGTTACCCACTGCCTTCTTTGGTTTTTTCGCAAAGTCGGTTACACCTAACACACTCTTTGTTTTTGTTTTGTTAGTGCCTACTTCGCTCATTAGTTTAGCTTTCTTTTTCTCTGCAGCTAAACGTGCAGGAGATTTACCACCAGACTTATTGGCAGTATCAGTACCTTTTGGTTGTTTTAAACTTTTGTTTAATCTTTTCTTATATTCTTCTATTGAACCGCCCATCATTTCCATTTTATTCTCCTAACATTTCCATCGCTTACGTGCTTGACGCAAACGGCTATTTGGGTTTTTTGCAGCTTTTGGGAACTGCTTCATTTGTCCTGCACTACGTGCACAATAAGACTTACGTCTCTTCGCAGCTTTACTACCAGCTTTGACTTTGCCAGTAACAGCGGTTTTTAGTTTAGATCCAGGGTTGTCTCTACGATACTTGGCGACACCTTTTTTGGTCATACCAGCACCAGACTTAGTAGGACGTTTTTGTCCTCCGCTGATGGTATGACCTTTCATTGTGCCTTTTGTAGCCATATTTACCTCTACGCGTAGAAGATTGTAATGTTATCTGCAGTATCTACAGTATACTTTACACAAGCACCATTTTCAAACAAAACACCCTCAGACGGTATTGTAAAGTCATTAGTTGTATTTGCTGTTCCAATAGTTCTTGATTTAAACAACGTAGTGCCACTTTCGGGTGTGCCATTTATAAACTCGACATCACCTGCTGTACCACCTGATACGACGGACATTCCTTTTAATCTTACTCTATTAGAACTTTCTACTGATTGAGCACAAAGAGTCCCTGAACCGACTTTTATATTAGCTGCAAACTGTGCAGAACTAGTAACCGACGTGACTGTTAAGAATAAGCTTGTACCTGCTACAGCTTCAGCTGACCCAGTAGATGTTATAACTTCTGTTAAAGCATTACCGAAGACATCTGTACCAACAATAGTATTTGTCTTCCCGTTGTCGCCTGTACCAGTAGTGGTAACAATAACATTCCTTGCTGCGCCTCCAGCAAACGTAGTGTTTGCCATTGTAGCAGAAGTGTTAGGTCTGGCTGCAGTAACTAGTCTGTCATCATCGGACGCGTTCTCATCACTGATAGTCAGAGCTCGTACATCTGATAAACCTGCCATAATTTAGCCTCCACATATTAACCGTTAGCGTAATCGAAAGCTGCACCATGAATCTTGATAACAAGTTTACCTGCTGTATAAGCAGCGTCAGTTGCATCACCACAAGTTAGATACAGATATTTCTTAGTTAAAGCAGCTAAAGTTGAACCGCCATCTGCTTCTGCGTAAAAGCCAAGTGTCAAATCACCATTATTAAGTAAAACAGTACCACTTGTTACGCCAGCATTTTCCGCAGTAGTTCCTGTTGCAGAACAAACTAAATTTATGTCTGGGTCTCCACCTGTTGGGACTTCTAAACAAGCAAACTCTATTAAGTAGGGAATACCGTTAACTTCTTTGGTTATTTCAGCTATGTAAGCGTTAGCAGCACCACCATCTGTTCCTATGACATCATTAGCGGCACCACCAGAAGCTAAACCTCCATGTAAATCTACAAGTATAGTTGTAATGATGTCACCACCAATTTTATTTACAAAGGTATTTATAGCTGCATCTGCAACGCCAGAGCCATGTGCGTTTGGAGTTATATTAAATATAGTAGCTGCAGTTCCTAAACTAGCGTTGTTTGCGCCAACTGTTGTTCCTGCTGCGACAATGTTGTCTCTACCAGAAGTTGCGACTTTTTGAACTTCTAATACACCACCACTTGAAGCAACTATTTGTTCAGTTAGCACACCAGTGGTTGCATTTTTTGATATTGTTTTGAGTCCGTTTTCGGATCGGACGGGACCGTTAAAGGTTGTATTTGCCATTTAAATCTCCTTGTCGTGGCATGTTGAGTATAATTACTCATCAAGGTCTAATTTATTATACATAAAAAGAAGGGGGTGGCAAGCACCCCCGTCAAATAAAAGTTTTATGCTCCTGGGGAACCAAAGATTCCTAAAGGATCGGAGACACCGAATGAGTATCTCTCCCTAGCTTTATAACGACTATTACCTGTGTCGAAGTCAGCATCCATAGATGTTGCCATTGGACTACGTGTAAAGTGCTTTAAGCTATTTGGTACATCAGTCATTAAGAAGAAAGCATCTGTATCAGTCAAGTAGTGATTGATAGCATAACCTTCTGGGATAGAACCATTATTCTTTAGTGCGTTTAGGTCGTTATCCGCTGATCCTACTCTACCTTCAGTCTCTAACAATCTTGTTGCCACAAACTGCAAATTCGGTGGAATGATTAATTTACGAGGCTTCGCTGCAATTAAGAGTCCTCTTTCATCTGTCCACCCTGCAATCTGAATAACAGCAGCTTCTAAAGAAGTTTCGTTAAGATCAGCAGGTGTAGCTGGTTCGTTAGAGTTAGTTCCACCACTTACTAATGGGTGTGCAGTAGAACAAAGCTCAACTCCATCTCCATATGTAGTACCTGAGTCAAAAGCATTATTTAAAATAGTTGCTGCTTTTACCTGCTTGGTGTACGCCATTGCACGAGCTAGTGCTTTTGTATAACGTGCTGACAAGGAGTCATACAAGTTATCTTCGATAGCCTCTTCTGTTATTGAAAAGCCCATCGCCACTGTTTCGTGTGTGTAGCGAGCGGTGAATGCTTCTTGTGCAGTGTCATATTCGATGGCAGAACCCTCGTCTTTGACTGGTGCGGCAGAGAAGCCTGATAGTTTAGTTTCTTCTTCAAAAGAACGGTCAGAAGTCTCTGATTCAAAGATTTCTGTGTGCTCTTCCCCATACTTTGCATATTCTAAACCGAATAATGCGTTAAGACCAGGAAGTAGCTCTTTAAGAAGTTGTGCTCTTGAAATTGCCATTGTCTATTCCTCCTACAGTCCAACAGGGTTACGATAAGCGTGTCCACCAATGAACACATTACTACCATTATCAGTGTGTGGGCTATAGATAACAAGCACTTCTTGGAACGTATCTGATCCTGTTGCTGTACTATCAACCACATCAATAATATGAAATGGGAGTGTTGAAGTGGTAGCAGTGCTACTGCTGATAGCTAACTTACCTCGTCCATTAGTAGTATTAAGTGTATTACTAATGATTGAAGCTTTGTTACCAATAACAGTTCTAGCTACTGTAGCCATTGTTGTTCCTGAAGAGCAAATAGCTGCTTTTAATATAACGTCAGGATCGTCAACAACAAATGCACTAATATCATCAGCAACAATACTGCCAGGATATTGGTTTCTAAATGTTAATTGACTTGTGTTTGGGTCTGTATAACTACAACCCATAAAAACGCCTAGTGTCCCAGTAGCTGGGAAAGCGGTTGTACTTCCATCTCGCTCAATAGTTCCGTCGTTCACACGCTTTATTAAATCGCCTTTTCCAATAGCTGTGCCGTAGTTGCTAGCTATCTTCATTTGTCGAGTTGCACCTGTGTAAGGACGACCACCAATTAAACCAACGGGTACTAGCCCATAAGGGGCATCAATAGTTGGATAAGCCATTGCTTAGATCTCCTGTTAAAAATTAATTACCTTTTCCAAAAGTAACCTTCGTNTTCCTATCATTAAAGAGAGGCATACGAGGATCGTTTTCTCGCATGAGATTGTTGTCTACTGATCTCATCTGATTATCGGTCTGCGATTTAAAATATGCAGTCCTTTCCTCTTTNAGTTCAANTGGAGCCTTACACAGCATTAACCCTCCTATTACAATGTTATCTTTGAACTTGTCGTTCTCGATAGTTACCAAAGTAATTTCTGGATGATCCGTTGCTTTTACAGCCTCCCAACCCTCACGTAATTTTGAAGAAACATTAGTGGCATCGACTTGACCTTGTGTACTTGTTCGTATCCAACGATACGTATACCCTGGATCTTCTTTTGGAGTTGGCAGTGTTTCGGGCCTTCTCCAAGCTTGTTTCCGAGTGGTAGTTTCACGTACGGTTTGTTCACGATTAATTCTGTTCTCAGCCATTATTTTTTCCCCATTTCTTCTGCAACCTTTTTGGCGTATAATTCAAGCGGGACTCCAAGTCGATTAGCAAGAGTTACTTGTGTTTGCGTTAGTCTTACCTTTTTAGGTGCTGTGCTCCGCGTCGCGGGTGCAACCACATTATTTAGCTTCGGCTTCTCAGTCTCTATTTCACTGTCCTCAAAATTCTCTGGGAACAGTTTGCGCATACGAGAATCAATCGTCTCGTAGTATTCATCGGCATTTGTTTGAGGGTATGCCTCCCCGTGTGTTTTAACGAGTTTGCTATGCAACCCAAGAACATAACTTGTCATCTCGTCGTCAGTTCCGAACCACGTATTAGACTTAGCCCATTCGGTAGCTCGTGCATCGACCACTGGCGCAGGGGTTGTAGTGGTCTCTCCTTTTGTTTCTACAGGAGTCTCATTCTCTTGTAAAGTAGGAAGTTTGAAATTATTTAATTTATCTGATTTAATCTTAGCAGCTGTTATACTTTCTTGTGCTTCTACAACAGCATCTGCTTCGCCAGCTTCATAAGCTACTTTATATGCTGCCTTGGCTCTTTCTAGCTCAATATCTGCAGATTTTTTAGCTTGGTCCAACATAGCTGTTTGATTTTTAACAGTAGTGTTTTTTAATTGTTTGTTTTCTTCAACAAGCTGTTTTGTTAACTTTTCGAGCTCTTGCGCTTCACGTAACGCCTTTTCTTTTTCGCGTCTTTCGTCATGGTAACCTTTACTGAAGTGTTTGATTCTGTTCTTAACTTTGTCAGAATATTCTTCAAGCTCTGCTTCAGTGACTTCAGCTGGAGGCTCAGACGCCTTGCGACCCCTGTCAGCTTTTGGCGTATCATCAACAACTTCAATGTCAACCTCACTTGGGTTGCTATCCGCTGTATCTGCAGCCTTATCTTTAGTCTTCGCATATTCATCTTTTGTTGCCTTTCCAGATATATCTATCTCTACTGCACTAGAAGATTCTACCTCTATCTTTTTATCTTCCTCTTCATTAGGAAATTTATATTCTACTTTTTCAAATGCCATTTTATACTCCCTACATAGCTCTCTTAATGCCAGCTGGATCAGCTATAACAGCTTCTATAGAATCATCATTCATTAAACGATATTCTAATCCATTGACCATGAATCTTGTGCCTGTGTTAGCACGGAACATAACGTAGTCCCCCTGCTTACACCAAGCCCCTGTCGGAAATCTTTCTTTATCCGCATACGCTTGTTCACCCATATCCATAACTAATCCCATTATAGACATTATGTGGTCGAGCCTTTTAGCTGTATCTGTTTTTAGTATGTTACTGCCTTCATACGTATCTTGTTGTTGAGGCAAGGCTACTAAAACACGATATCCTACAGGTTTAGGGAGTTGTGCATCTATTTCTTTATCAGTTAGCACTGGCTGATCTATTGCTGGTTCAGTCATTATCTTCTTCCATTTGGTTGCGCGAGAGGTCTTCTATTAATTGTTTACTAACCTCGAGACCCCGTATCAAGCCAGTAACTTCCTTATACTGAGAAAAGTCTTTGGGACCTCCCGATGTAAGGAATTGTGTTGAAGATAACTTCTGTTCTTCTATTTGTTGTATGAGCACGTCAAAGACGGTTTTAGCCATAATGATCCTTTACTTCATTGTTTTAAGTATTTCTAAGTTACGTTTATCTGTTTTATCTTGTTTATCTGTAGATAGTTTAACGCCTTCTTTCTTGGCATCTATAGCTATTTCAGCTTTGTCAATTCTTAGCTGTTCTTTATCTTTAGCGGCTTTCAGTTGTAACTCTGCCTGTCTTAACTTTATGTCTGCGCTATCTTTCTTAGTCTTACGTTGAACTTCTGCTTGTTTTATCTGAAGCTCTGCTTGTTGCATCTGTACTACAGGGTCTTGAGCTTTCTGTTGCGCCTGTTGTTGTGCTGCCTGTTGCTGATGTGCCTGAGTTAACTGTTTACCTGCCTCGGCTACAGCTCTAGCTAGTTGTACTTCTACATCCTGATCTAACTCTTCATTAGGTGGTGGTAGAGGTGCGCCTAGACGCTCTTCCATCTGTTTACGATAATTAAACCCAAGATGTTCTGCTATATGGGCTTGCAAGGAAGCCATTATCTGGCTTGCCTGTGGATTCTGTCCTATCATCTGTGCGACTGCTGGGTCCTGCATAAACGCTGTATGTGTCTGTATATGAGCATCGTGATCTTGATATATAAATGCTCTCATAGGTTTACCGACTAAGGCGTTCATGTTTTCACTGACTGGATCTGCAGGCTTCATGTCTTCCTTTATAGGAATAAGTTTGTCTGCGTTCTTAACTCCTAACACTTCTATCATCTGCCTATGCAACTGTGGTAAATCATATATTTGTGGTGCTGACTGTGACATCTGCAATACAGCCTGATACTGTACAACTCTCTGTGCCATGGTCGAACTATTAGGATCGCTGACGGGTATAACCTCTACTAACATATAATCAGCTTGTCTAGCACCAACCTCACCTCTGGCGGGTTGATATGAATACTCGGCTGGCGCGTACTCTGCTAGTAGAGTTTTGAGGAGTTTAAACTCTTGTTTCATAGCATAATGAACGCGAGCTTGTACTGCAGCCATAGGCTTTAGAGTCCGCTCAAGGAGTGCCAGCGTCGTGCCAACTGGAGCATTAGCTGACATATCTGATATGTTCATATCGCTAATTGCCCCTAGTCTTCGGCCTTCTGTGGTAATCTGATTAAGTAAAGCTAGTAATGTTTGACTTGGCTCTTTGTATGGAAGTGGCATAATGTTGTCACGAATACTGCCTGATGGTACGTCAACATCTTTAAATTCTCCAGGTTCTATAGGTGTATCGTCACCCTTAATACGCAGCCCACGAGATTTAAGTCCTCCAGGGAGATTGGATAATGTACCTGCATCTACAAGCTGACGTATTAAGGATGTACCCGCGCGGGCGTATCCACCTATAATGTGGATAAGACCTAATCCATAAAACCCAAATCCTGGTACGTACACATAATGTACGAAATGCTGTCTTTTTAATTTAAGCTCATCATCAGGGTTCCAGTTTCTACGAATAGATAATACTTCATTAGAGCCTCGCTCTATAGTAATAACGTATGGCTTGGCAATATCTTCATCAGAATCATCGACACCTTCAATAACTATGTCCGCATGAACCTCGTATATACTGTATCTGTCGTCATTGTTAAGAGAGTATCCACCTTCTTCTGCTTTTCTTTCTTCTATATCTGTATGATATGCTTGTGGCTCTCCTAGATCTACATCTCGGTAAAACGTATTTGCCTGTAACTTCTTTAATTCGTTCTTTGTTTTTCTCATCACGTGAGTAACACGTTCTGCTGTCTCTACATGCGAGGCGCCATAAGGTACTATCACGTCCTCGGCAGGTATATACAGGGCAACCTGTCGTCCTATGTTTGGATCATAATAAACCTTTTTAAAGGCAGAACCTGCTAAACCCAAACTATAAAGGAGGCGTTCATGTTCGGGACGATATTCAACCATGTTCTCAGTGAGCTCATAATTCATATCAGATTTGACACGGGACGCTGCTTCATCTTTTTCCTTAGTTTCCTCGCCAAGCAACTTTGTCTTAACAGGTCCTGCGGCGGGAAAGGTTTCACTCATAGTCTCAGCTTGGAATCTTATGGCGGCTTCTGCTAATACTGTGGAATATACACCACATGCGCCTTCCCAAGGCTCTGTACGTTCTTCGTACTTAAATCCTAAAACATCTAAACCTTTGACATAAGCATCTGCCCATTCTTTACGGCTGCTAAGATCAGTTTCTACCATGTCAATGACGTCGTCAGCTAACTTAGACAATTCGTCTTCGTCCATTTCTTCGGCAATGTTTGCGTTGAACCCACCCTTCTTAGTATCTCCACCAGGGATTATAGTAACTTCTACGCTACCATCATCTAGTGTGACCATGTCGGGATTTACAATTTCAATCTCTAAAGCCTCTGCTGCTTCAGCTTCTTCTTCTATTCCTATTGGAGCAGGACTCAAACTTTTTTCTATTGCCATTAGTAGTATCCACTTCCTCTACGTTTAAAGTATACAGTATCTTCTGGTTCGTCACTTGGTAGTCTTATAAACCCACCTTGTCTAAATCGCATAAGTGCCATAACGGTAGAGTCAACTAAGTCATCATGACTCATAAATGGAAATCCTGCAATCTCTTCTACAACTTCTTCTGCCCACCTAGTTTCTGGAACCCAACATAGTCCCGATGCTACAATATCAGATACAGAGTTTAACCTTGCCAATTTATCGCCTGACCCCCTGTGAGGTGTGTATTCTTGTACGGGTAATCCCATCCGTCTCATCTCTTGGTAAAGCGCAGTACCTGAACTTTTCTTCTCCACTATGAACGCATCTGGTTCCCACTCTGCATATTCTTCCATAGCCAATTCTTTTAGCTCTGGGAACTCCATACGCTTTTTTATACTATTTAGCAATATAATATTATATGCGTCAAGATCTTCGTTAAGAAAAACTCCCCATGTAGTTAGTGCCGTATAGTCAGCTCTGTTGTGTTTTTCTGCCGCGGCATCCAGTGACATGATAACGTATTCACATGACGGAGGTTGCTCGTGTGTCCACATCTGCCACCACTCCCTCTTCACAAGGGCGGCTTCTTCTGCGGTAGGTTCTTGCTGATACTGTGCGTTCCACTGAAACACAGGCATAGATGCTTTAGTACGTAGTAGCGCGTCTAAATCAAAGAACTCGGGCCATAGGGGTTTCTGCTCTGACTTCTTAGTCTTCTTACTAATAATATCCAGTATGGCAGGAAACTCCACGACCTCATACTGGTCGGCTTTCTCATTCTGGCTCATGTCTTTAGTCACACGACCTGTCAGGTCATCCATGTGCCAACGTGTTTGTATAATAGCCACACGACCCCCTGGCATTAATCGGGTTCGCGCACCGTATGTAAACCACTCGTATGCTTTTTCAAATACTCCAAAATTCCCATTGATGACGTCTTGTTCGGAATGGGGATCGTCAACGAGCAAGAGGTCAGCACCACGACCAGCAATAGATGAACCGATACCACACGCATAATATTCTCCTCCTGAGTTTGTATTCCATCTTCCCGCTGACTTAGAGTCTGATGCAAGCTGCACCGTTGGGAAGATGGCTTGATACTCATCTGTAGAGATAAGGTTACGTACTTTTCTACCGAAGTCTACTGCTAAATCTGTGGTATGTGATACCATCATTACTTTTTTATTAGGGTTTCTACCTAAAAACCAAGCTGGGAAGAAGATAGACACTAATTGCGACTTACCATGTCTAGGGGGTATGTTTACACATATTCTGTCTTTTTTACCCTGTTCTATATCCATAAGCATGTTTGCCAATATCCTATGATGCTTACCAACAATGTAATCTGGCTGCATATGTTTACAAAACGCTATAAGATCGTCGTATATCGTCTTGATTTTCTTACGTTTTCCTAGTTCATCGACTAATTTATCTATTTCCTGCACCTCTTCAGGCGTATATTGGTCTAAATTAGCCAACATTGTGCTGATTTCGGTCTCAGAAAAGTCGATAATAGTTTCACTCATCCTTAGTCTTCCAAAAATACTCGTCAGTATCACCCAACCTAGTCATATTCCCATTTTCTACCTGATATTCTATGGTACTAACCTTAAAATCAGGGTCCAAAGGCTCTTGTGGGGTCAATGAATTGTCAAAAACTCTCATTCTGTTGTTCGGATACAGGCAAAACTGACCATTTTCTANNTGTAACAGGTTATGGGACTTATGTTCAGCGGGTATTTCGCTTGTGCTNTAGTCAATTCCGTTAGCATCTGCATGATAATTGTCTATTGTGCATATATAAGAACCTGTCAGTGTGCCATGATCCCTGCTTAACACCTGAAAATCCATTGAACCGATGAACTGCTTGCAAATAGCCACCACCCCATAATCCATACAGTTCCAGAACTGCAAATTATTAAGAGGTAAGTCGGGATCGGGTGTCTCAGGTCTAGAAACGAACGCGCTAATAGGCAACTTGTCAAACAAAGCGCCGTATTCAGGCAGATAAGTCTCAAAATAAAATGCTCTTCCAGGTATAGATTTACATGAGACCCAGACCCCACGTACAAACTCACCATGTCCATCTTTCAAATCCCTTAAATACTCTCTTCGTACCCACACATCTTCTGCAGGTAGGTTACATATCAACTCACTCATCTTTATCTATACCTAACTCTTTATCTAAATCGAACGCCTCTCCATCAATCACGATGGGGTCCCTATCATCTTCTACCTTAACTAATTTATTTAATTTAGCACGTAACTTTTCACGTAAATCATCGGTAGACTGATGCGTTACCGTAATCTCGGACTTTTCTGCAAACAAGCTAACGTCAGACATCTTACCTAGAAGTTCCAAAGCACGAATACGAACTTTAGGATCTGGGTTCTCAGTCTCTAACAGTAACTTGTTAGTAACTAGGTGCCTTATATGAGTAGCACTCTCGACAACAGACTGCCCGAACTCTTTTAAAATATTGTTTGTTAACACAAGACTGGCAGGTGTAAGTGCCGCTGCTTTCTTTGCAGTAACTTTTTTAGAGGTGGATTCGGGGTTGTCTGCATATGCAACGGTTAATTTTGCTGCAACATCTTTATCTTCTTTGGTAGGTTCTAGATCCAGCCCATGTTTCTCAAGTTCTTTTGCGGATTTGGCTGCATACTCTGTGCGTGTTTTTAAATCCACAGGTGGCAGGTTGGGAGAAAACTCAATACCTAACTCAGGTTCTACAGTTATAGTCATATGTTCTCGTTGCAGGTTGTTAACCGATGTTTCATATATACATATAAAAAATTTTTTGGCAAGTGGTTTTGGGACTCCTATGGGGGGCCTTTCCTATATAGAGGGGGGTGGGGGGTCAAATCTGAGAAAATCTGCAATCGTTTGTGGAGATTAGTAATATATAGAAAATATGTATAGATAACACACATAAAGGTGCTATGGGGGGCGGTAGGTCATTAAATACCATGATTTTGTCTATTTACCTATATACTAACACGTTATGATATGGTCTATTAATAAACATCAAAGCAATAATGTTTTGTGTTAACTGTTAGTGATCCACTAACACTTTTATGAAAGGACATTTAACCATGTCAAAAAAATCAAACATCTTAGTAAGTGATGTAAATCTTACTAACTTACATGCTAAAGTTAAAGATATCCATAATAAAGAAAAAGGCATTGTTTCGGCTAATGCAAGCTTTGTTAAATGGGCAAGTGAATTGTATAAAGGTCAAAAGAATATTCACCTTAACTTTACAAATCCAAACACCAAGACAAGTAATCTCACTAAAGACGATTATCTTAAAGTGTTGGATACAGTAGCCAAGGCAATCTTTAATAAAGATGATTACAAGCTTTATAAATGTCCGGACATTACGCAAGTATATGGTCTTAAAAAGAAAACGGCATCTTATAAAGCCAAGGCATCTAAAAAGAGAAAATTACAGATGCAACCTGCTAGTCGAGTTAACAAGCTTGTAGGGACACTTGAAAAGATGTTAGCACCTGCTAAAAAAGGTGGGGCATCAAGACAAGGCACCAAGTATGATCAAATAGATAAGTTATTCACTACACTTATCACTAAGCTTAATGCTAATGCCGACGATAAATCTATAAAGTTTATAGATAACAATGATCTTGAAAGTATCAAGAGTTATATAACTAAGGCAAGAGCTTGCATCAAAAAAGCTTAACATACTACAAGGGACATCAATTAAGGTGTCCCTTATTTTTATTGGAGAATAAACAATGGAAAAATATATTTTAAATGGTGTTGAATATAAAGATTATAGACAATACAATCACGCGTATAATGATTTAATAAGGTCTAATATGATGGCATCTTATAAAAAAGATTTACATGAAATACCTATACGACAAAAAAGACGTCCACAAATTAAAAGATATAGGACATACGATTTTGCTAGTAGGTCTGAAAGAATACATACTATACTTGCATACGTGTTAACTTATTTA